ACTTAACATCTGAAATAAAGTAGAGGAAGGCTCTTTATAGGGGAGAGGGATAATTGCCTTTGTCAAATCTACTCCAGTTGCTTCTATTTCTTTAAATTCACCAGGACTGATTGGTTCATTATCACCAACCATCCTTACACCTTTTGCTTTAAATCCTCCTGGTAAGTTTGCAAATTGACCTGCGTCTACTAGGCTTCTCATAGCTGCTGTTGCAGTCATAGTAAGATTGCCTAAGAAGTGCATCAAGCCAAACCCATAAAATCCAAATCCAGGAACAAATCTGTAGTGGACAAAATGGGAAATCTTTTGTTGTTGTTTATCATCTTTCTTATAGTTTCTTCTAATACTTAAAACTGTTTGAGATTGCTCTTCCACAGTAACAATGTAGGGAAGAGCATAGTCTTCTTCTATCTCAAGATAACAATGCTGTTCTAATAATGTATATTGTGGGTCACTACTTTCTGTTGGAGACAATCCTAATATAGTGTCCATCTTTTCTGATAAGGATGTTGGATTAGGATTAGTAGCATCAGGTAATTCTATATCATCATAGATACCTGTACGCATATCTCTAGCTAAGTCTACAGGACTTCTATAGATAACATGTGTGTATCTATCTGCTTTACGTAAGTTCGAAGCATAATAAGAAACATAAAATTGGTCTATAGGAACAAATTCAGATACTGGTCTTTTTAAGTTAGCATCATAATAAACTTTTTTAAATGCTGAACCTATAAGTGGTAAATGAAATAACATTCTTTCAAACTCATCAAAGTATTCAGGCATCTGGTCTGTTACTTGATAGTTCATAAAGTTTTTAACTCTATTAGATTGTAGTTCTCTTTCAGGAGTTGACTTACCTAATATCTGTGTCTTAACAGGACCACTACTTGGAAACATTTCCTGTATAGCTTTTGATTGAAACTTAACTGCTGATTCTATTAACATAGGATGGACAGCAGTACATGCACCTTCAAAAGGTTCACTTGCATCTTCTATCTTTAATCCTAATAAATCAAATCCTCTTTCAAACATAGACTCCCATTCAGCTCTAGAATCTTTGTCTGCTGTATAATTGTTTATTGTATCTTCTGCTATTTGTTGTAACTCACCATCATCTAAGGTATCAGCAATGTTACCATACCATTCTTCTGTTTCACTTTCAGGATTCATTTCTATAGAGGTCTGGGTGAAGTCTACAGTAACTCCCCCATCTTCGTCTGGTTCTATAGTTGGTGAGTCTGTTATTTTTTCTATTTGTTCTGGAAGTTCTATTACATTTGATATTGTTTCTTCTATCTTATCAAATGGATTTCTTTCTGTTGCCATTATTAATCCCCTGTTAATTCTTTTATTATAACACTAAGTTCTCCAGTATGCAACCTTTTTCTTTTTAGGTGGGTCATCCCAGTCTGGGTCTTCAGGATGCTCAAGGTGCCATGACTCTTTCATGTAATGTATTGCCATTGTCATTGCATCAACTTGGTCATCATGAGCTGCATTTGGAAAACGTAACATTTCTTCTAATAAGTCTTCTGACCATTTTTTATTATTTGGTATCCATACTTGACCTGATTCAATTAAAGGTGAAGCTGCATACACTCTTGCTACTTTATCTCTATCTGGTAAATATTCCATAACAGGTAAACCTGCTCTACGCATATCTTGTATTAATGATTGTCCTGATGCTTTCTTTTCTATCATACAAACATCAGGTCTATATTCATCATACAGTTGTTGTGATATACGTCTTAGTTCTGGATATTCAAATCTACCTTTAACATTTCCTAATAATATTAAATTGTTTTTCCAAGATTCAATTCCTTTTTCATCTGTATCCATATAAGAAAAGATACCCCATGTTTGTATTACACTAAAGTCTGCTGTTGTTCTAGTAGAAAATGCAGTATCATATGTTTGTAATATAAAATCACAAGGTGGTGGTTCATCTTGGTCCCACCAATTAATCCATTTCTTTTTTATTATTCCTCCTTCATCAGGAGTAGGGTCCTGCATATATAGTGCGTTCCAATATCGTGCACCATTAGATGCTTTAATCTCTGCTTCATCTATTTCTAGTACTTCTTTAGGCTTCCATTCTGGAAAATAACTACCACCTACTGGTAAATCTAGTAACTCAGCAGACTCTTCGTCTAACCAAGCAGGTATTCTTACAACTTCCCAAGGTGCAATACTGTGTTCATCTTGTTGTTTTAGTAACCATCCACACAAATCATCATAATGATACCTTGTATTAATTATTAATATAGAACCATTAGGCATTATACGAGTTCTTAGACCTGCAGGGTACCATTCTTTAACATATCTACGACCTGCTTCAGAATAAGAGTCCTCTTCAGACATCACATCATCTAATATAGCTATGTGAGCTCCACGACCTGCAATTTGTGACCTAACACCTGCAGCATAATACATGCCACCTAGGTTTGTCTTCCATTTACCTGCAGCTCTAACGTCACTTCTTAGGGAAACACCTTTGAATATGTTTGTAAATCGTTCATCATTAACAATATCTCTAACACTTCTACCAAAATCACTAGATAATTGGTCACTATGGGAAACAGTAAGGACTTCATGTTCTGGATTACGACCTATATACCAGGCAGGAAACAATTTAGAACAGATAACACTCTTAGAAGAACGTGGTGGTAGAAATACCATGAGCCTTTTTATCTTTCCAGACTCTAATTGTTGTAGTTTTTCTGATATTACTTCTATATGTCTTCCCATCTTAAAGTCTGAAACAATAGATGGAGCCATTTGTCTAACAAAAGTAATAAAATCTGTTTTAGATTGTTGTTCAACCTTTGTGTTTAACAAACTATTTAAATCAATGAAAGGTTTAAGAGTCTCTATAGTCTCTATAGTATCCAATATATTAATATCCTATTGTATGTGTTTATATTTCTTATAAGAAAACAATAAAAGAAAAACAAAAGTACTAAATGTTTTCTATATCTTTATATATTATATATAATTATACACTACTCCCCCACTTATGTCAAGTATTATTTTATATTTAGATGAAAAGTCCATAGATTTTGGTGCATATATGTCACTACTGTTATATATATATACATGTGCGTGTACGTTTGGGGGTAGGGGTGCATATGTGTGCATTATGTGAGAGATTTTGCAGATAAAAAGATACCTTATTTATTAATTAACTGTATGAATGTAATGAATACATTAATTAATTAAATAAAATATAGAATTTATAGAGATTTGTTGGTGTTTTTGTTAGATATTTTATGGAATTTGTGATGATGATGCGTGTGTATATCGTCTTGCATGTTCCATAGAATATGGAATAACATAACACACACAAGAACTCCACGTTTTCGTAAGTATTTGTTATTATTAATTAAATATAATATACATAACGTAGTTATGAATATATATTATATTTAATTATATTTAATATATTCATCATTTCAACAATCAATGGAGGTATAAATGAAATACATTTATAACGATTATGACGATACGATTTACAAAGTAAAAATGAACCAAGAGCAATTTGATAGGAATGGATTGTGTTACTACATGGAAGAAACTACTGTTTCTGGTGAGGTAACTGTGACACCTATGATGTCTGACACAGACGTTGGCTTTGCCATAGAAGTGGAGATTGCATAATGATTTACGATAGTAAAACAAAAGATATGCAAATCATTCTTAGGAATGAACTAAGACAAGCTAAGATGATGCGAAAGCATCAAAGAGAACTAAAGAGGATTGGAAATCCTAAAGGTAATGGATATTTAGTACTAAGAGTACTATGTTTGATTATTGTTTTCCTGTCAGCTTTTGTTGGAACATTAATGTTCATTACTGATTGGGAATGGCAACAGCATATTACCTATGCAATAGGTACTTTTGCTTGGTTCGTATGTGTTCCTGCATTCTCATTAGCCTTTGGCTATTCGTTTGTTATGCAGGGTTTAGAATAATAATTAATTATAATATACATAAGGAACTTATGAATATATATTATAATTAATTAAATAACTTTTAGGAGATGATTATGAATATTACCATGACTTCAATGATATCTGGTATTACCAGAACTAAGAATATTCCTGTTAATAAATCACAGATTTATAATTGGAAAATTGCAGGTGTGCTTATACAGAATGCAATGCCTGATGTTTCTGTCACAGACAGGGAGTTTATTATGACAGGTATCACTCCAGAAGAGTGGACTGAAACATTTAACAAGGAGTAAACTATGTTTATAGATTATCACAACTTATCAAAGATAAGTGAAGCAGTTAAACACGCATATAGAAAAGGCTATGCCTTTGATGATGCAATGAGTGACCTAATGGAATTAGGTTATGAAGAAAATGAAGCAAGTGATTATTTAAAAGATGCAACCTAATTAATAATTATTATATGAATATTAATGAATATAATAATAATTAATTAAATAACAACAGGAGTGATTATGCTTTTTGATTTATCAAAACTACCTATCAATATTCGTGATGATATTCTTACGAATGATAGATATACGAAAATGTTTAATGAGTTTCCTAAGAAACTCTTAGGATTCTCAAAGGACTACAAGACCTCTAAAGGTCTTAAGAAAGGTGTGCTTACAGGTATACTATACCTATCACCTGCAGATAGTTCTGGTGTAAACCTATGCCCTATGGCAGATATAGCTAAGTGCAAAGCACCTTGCTTATTTACAGCAGGTCGTGGTGCTATGAACATAGTTCAAATGGGTAGACTAAGAAAAACTCTGATGTACTTACAGTACCCAGATAAATTTAAAAGTATGCTCATTGCAGACATAGAAACTTTACAACGTAAAGCTAAACGTGATGCTATGACACCTATGGTGCGACTGAATGGCACTAGTGATATACGTTGGGAAGTAGTATTCCCAGAAGTATTTTCCATATTTTATGGAATACAGTTCTATGATTACACGAAGATATCTAATCGAAGATTAGGTAAAATATCGAATTACGACTTAACTTTTAGTTATTCTGGAGTGAAAGACTACCAGAAGTTTGTCCTTAATTCTATAAAATATAGAATGAGAATGGCAGTCGTATTTAAGAAACATCTACCTAAGACTTTCATGGGAATGAAAGTAGTTAATGGTGATGACACAGACTTACGACCTTATGACCCACAGGGTGTAGTTGTAGGTCTAATTGCGAAGGGCAAAGCTAGGCATGACACGTCAGGCTTTGTAGTTAATAACTAATTAATAAAAAATATTATAAGTTTTACGAATAATATTTTATAATTAATTAATAAGGAGTTTACGAATGAAGAAACCAAACATAACTTCAGTACATTATTTCGCTGAGATAATTGCTGATAACCTTTCACACCTAGTGAGAGTAAGAAAGTCTAAGTTCAATGAAGCACATGCTAGTGCTGAAGGAACTTTGTCTACCAGAGAAGAAGTAGAAGGTGAAGTGAAGAAGATAATTCTTCAAGCATCTGCTTAATCTCTATCTGATTGGTAACTTTGCAGGTTAACTAAAGTTACAGAATTTTTAACAATTTCTAAATTTTACAAGGAGTTACTTATGAAAGTATCACAACTAATAAAC